GTGCATATGAGTGCTTATCGTGCCGTGTGGAGGAACAAATGTAGCCCACATTTTACTAATTGCAAATGATCGATCCGGCGGCATATCAATCTTTCCATCTAAGGAACTTACAAAGTGTTTTATCTCTTCGCTATTGATAAGTTGCTCTAACCCGTGATTCATTTGCAAACCAGGTGGTGTTTGGTGTGTTAATCCGTGATGTAAATTATTTGCATTAATATTAGATTTTGCCCAATCAGAAACAGTTTTACCGAATAATTCTTTATCTCTGTTATGATTTTGATATTCGCAGGCAAATATGCTATAATTAAAAATTGGAATTTCATTCATGACTCTATTTAATGAATAAATAATTTCTAACAGGAACTTTCTGAAATGCTCAAAAAACAAATTTTACACCACATCGAAACTAATTTTTCAAATACAACAGATTTAGAAACAGAGTTTAGAAGGCACCCAGAATACTCGCTATTACAATTAGATAATATTATCCCCCAGCAGATTGCTACACAAATGTCAAAAGAAATTGACAAAATTCCGCTTGAAGATTGTAAAAAATTTACAAGAAAAGGAAGTTGTATGTATGAGCATAACAAACTAGATGATACCCCTGTAGCAGATCAGGTTGTTCACGCACTTCACAGCAAAACGTTTATAGATTGGCTACAAAAAGTAACTGACACAGTGGACTTAATACCAGACCCGCATCTAGTAGGCGCCGGTTATATGCGTTCTTTTCAAGGAGACAGTTTGCAAGTTCATACAGATTTTAATTGGAACAACGAACTGCGATTGCACCGTATGGTAAACCTCATAATTTATCTCAATGGCGACTGGAAAAAAGAATGGGGTGGTAATTTACAATTCTATGATACCGAAAACAACAAACTGTTATCGGAGGTAGTTCCGAGTTTAGGTAACGCAGTTATATGGATGTATAACAATTTAGCATATCACGGATATCCAGAACCTATGACATGTCCGAAGAATAAAAGTCGAAAGGGAATACGAATATTTTATTATGTTAGTAATGCGGCTTATGATGTAGAAAATCCTCCACACCGAAGTTTGTATTGGTTTGATAAGAATGAAAAGAAACCCTATGACATACTTTGGAAAAGATGATTTATTATAAATTGATGATTCGGTAAATCTAGATTGTTAATTAAGTTTACAAATTCATCTTTGTCTTTATTGTCCAATCGATTAATGTTAAGATGATCCGGATGGGTTAATACGTTTACATACCATTCTACATTTTGATCTTCAACAAATTTGGCGATTTGTTGTATATTTTGCCAATTTGCTTTATGCAATACAGTGTTTATTTCGAACGTAAAATTATTAATCTTAACCCATGTAATAAAATCAAGAACTTTTTGCCAGTCAGTGCCTTCTCTTACTAAATTTGCCACTTCTCCTACACCATCGACACTAACGATAAAATGGGTTTTAAAAGTTTTGAACAATCGCAGTGTTTCTTCGTCCGGTATGCATGTTGCATTTGTGTTAAAAATAATCTCTACATCTCTAGAGTTGTCTAAAGATTGCAACATCGGAATAAATCTTTTCGTCAGTAAGGGTTCACCTCCTAGAAACAAAATTTTATTGACACTTTGTGGTAATCTATTGATGTCCCTAACTGCCATATATTTGTTCATAGCATATCCGAAGGTGTCTATTTCTTTCTGTATCCATTTTGTAGAAAACTCAGAATTACAGCCGATGCAGGCTAAGTTACAAAGATTATCAAGACCAATTTCCAAATACTCTAAATCAACATCGTTAACATCATACTTTTCATTAAAGTCCTGCCTTAGACTTCTATGTCCTATTGTTTCTTCATAATAGCATTTTTCGCAACCTGCTATTTTCTCTCCTGCAGAACTTGCTCTCCGCAATTCTCTGTATTCGGAAATGTGTAAAACTTCTTCGACATTACCTTTGAAATCTGCTATGCTTTCTTTAAAACGACAACAAGGATAAATTCTATCACCGGGACGAAGATTTGTGTGTTTCCAGAATGCAGAGCATATTGTGCCATTATCCATGTTGATATTTACCGTAAGTTATAATTAATATAATACAACACGAAAAGGAAATAAAATGCGCCCGGTAATTGGATTAGATAGAGACGGAACTATTAATGTAGATAAAGGTTACATAAACAAATATCAGGATTTTGAATTCATAGACGGTAGCTTAGACGCTATTAAAATTATGCGTGAAAAAGGTTATGATGTTGTAATTCTAACAAATCAAGCAGGTATTAGCACCGGAGAACAAACTATTGAGGGCGTAGACGAAGTCCACGGATACATGCTTACAGTGATGGGCGAGCATGGTATAGAAAGCATAAATGGATTACTCTTTGCAACCTCAAACTCAAAAGAAGACATGTATGCTAAACCTAATCCTGGCATGTTTAACAAAGCAGAACAAGAGTTTGGTGTTGAATTTTCTAATGGGTTTTATGTCGGTGATAAAATTACAGATTTAAAAGTTGCGCAGAAAAAGAAAGCAAAGCCCGTTTTAGTAAAAACGGGCTACGGTGAAGAAACAATTGAAAAACTAGAATCTTATGCAAACAAAGATTTAAAGAAAAAAACACTTATTTTCGATAATCTTTTAACATTTGCACAAAGCCTTGATTCTATGCGTTAAAATTTAGGAATAGTCCACTGCCAAATTTCGTTGTAAAGTTCAATGGTGCTATCAAAACAAGTATTAATTTCATCAATCATAGTATCATTAAGTTTTGCTTTGATTCTTTCTTTAAGATTTTCCAGATCACCATTAAATTTGTAATGGCGTCCTGCACCCGGAACTGCACTAGCGAGTTTGTCTCCGCCGTTCATGTCCATGATGTATAGCACATACATGTATGCCAGAACCTGCATACTATCCTCTTCTTCATCTTCAAATATTTCTTTGAGATGCTTCATAAACAATGTTGTTGCCATAGCAGGCTGATAAGGCATTCTTTTCTTGCCTAATTGTTTTTTCCAAATTTCTTCAAAATCGTCTCTTATTAGATGATAACGATCTAGCTCTGGAAATTCTTTTAATAATCCCATTTCCTCGGCATACTCTGTCATACGCTCGTATCTTAGACGTTGTTGCCATAGGTATTGCCCATAGAATTCTGGATTAATTTTTCCAGACTTTAATAATTGCCATAGATCATGATTGAAAAGCTGTTCTCTTCGTGTATCAATGACTGAATCTAGTTTGCTCATTAGCTGTTCTCCGGATTTTTCTAATGTAATATATTTATCAGTAACAATTGCATTTTAGATTATATGTCACACCGATAAATACATTGTAGGATGACAGCATGGCCAAAACTGAAACTTTTAATTTTATAAGATTGATACCTAGAGAAACAGATTTTCTTCAGCGTCGCGTTGGCGCAAGAGGAGAAATCTTTCTTGACAGAGAAACACAAACAATTAGGTTCTTTGACGGTGAACAACAAGGAGGCATCACTCTAGGTCGAACAGATTTAAAAAATACAGACACTGGTGCCTTTGAAGATCTCATCAGAGAATCAGGCACAGCATTCATTTCATACACTGTAACCGTAGGAGTAGATCCCGACGGTGAGGAAGCTGGCAATAAATATTTTTTGAATTCTGTTTATAAACCAGCATTAAACTTTGTAGCTGGTTATACATACGAGTTCAACCAAGATGATTCAACGAATGTTTATTTTCCTAATGATCCTGGGACCACTAACAATCAGCATCCTTTAAATTTTTCTGCAGACAATCCTAACGGCGAACTAGGTGACGGAACTACATATACTACCGGAGTTACTTATCTTTTAGACAATGTAGTAGTAAGCAAGCAAGCTTATTGGGACGGTTTTGAATCCGCCACTACACGTAGAGTCCGTATTAAAGTAACAACCGATACTCCTAGTATCTTGTATTATTGGTGTCAAAATCATCAAAATATGGGGAATGAAATTGCAGTTGATGTGCCCGGCACAGGATCCGGTTCTGGCGGAAGCAGTGTAACGGTTGGTAACATACTACCTGAAGACCCTGTCAATGGTAATCTATGGTTCAATACTGATTCAGGTAAACTCTATGTTTATTATGACGACGGTGACACCCAGCAATGGGTGCAACCCACAGTTCCTAGTCCAGAAACATTTAGCGGCAGTTGGAATGATCTTTCAGATACTCCTACCACTATTTCCGGTTATGGAATATCTGATGCATTTGATGGCGACTACAATAGTTTATCAAACATACCTACAGCCTTTAGAGGCGTGAATATAATTGGCGATGATTCGACAGTTTTAATAGACGGAACGGCATCAACGATTAACACAGAATCGCTTACACAGGCCGGCGCCACAGACGGGCAAGGGCTGTTTTGGAATGATTCCGAGTCTAAATGGCTACCAGGCGAAGCCAGTGAAGTTGGGAATTTTACATTTACAGGATCGTCTATTGCTACGTCAGACTCTAGTTCAATCACAATAAATCAACTTACAACATTTGCTAGTGACGTTGTGATCGAAAATGAACTTTCAGTTGCAGGCGGACTAACCACTGCCGGAGCAGGCACGCCGTTATTAGACAGTGATTCAAGCATTTCATTCTCTGCACCAGATGGTGTATTTGTTGACAGTTTTGCAAGAACGTCTGAACTGATCGTCAATCTAAATAATGCAACAGGAACAGTGGATCACGATCTAGATGTTTCGACGGTGTTTAATCACAGTTCGATTTCAGGAAACTTTACAGCAAACTTTGTAAATGTTCCTACAGACAACAATAAAATTATTTCAGTAACACTGATACTGAATCAAGGTGCAGCTCCTTTTATCCCTAATGCAGTAGAGATAGACGGTGTATCACAGACTGTTGAATATCAAGGCGGCGCAGGTGCATATACAGGTAATGGTAATGACACAGATGTTGTAAGTTTTTCGTTAATTAGGATCAATGATACTTGGAAAGTAATCAGTTCATTAACTACATATGGTTAAGGCAACAAAATGACTGAAAAGTTTTACATAATCGGCACCGTAAACAGCGAAGCATTTAACGAGATTGCACACGAGTTGTGCCACGAAGGTTGTGAATCCGAAAATGTGCCCGAAAGATGTGTTGAATGTGTAAATTATATAAATCATAGTCCTACAAGAGGAGAATTTTCTTTAACAGATAGCGAAGCAGAACTACTACGCAACGATGAAAGAATAAAATTTGTTAATTTAAATTACTCAAAATACAATGAACTAAAACCAAAACCTGAAGATTTACACAATACAGTTAAAACACAAAGAAATTCAAATGCAACTAAACAGTATCGAAATTGGGCAGATTCCCAAACCCTGCCACTTGTTCCAGATGCTTCAGATTTAGGAAGAAGTGGCTATCAATTATTAAGATGTCAAAATCTAAATGATCCGTGGTATGGGCAAAATGACGAAACAGTTATTCAAAACAAGCTTCAATACCAAGGCGACGGATCAGATGTAGATGTAATTGTTGGTGACGACGGAACATGGATCGGACATCCTGAATTTTGTAATAATACCCAGTTTAAGCCTATAGGGTATACTGGTGGAAATGTGTTGCCAGGTAATGGGTATTGTGACGTTTTAGATTTAGTGTTAGATGCACCATACTATATCGATCCAGAATATTTTGAAGCTGATCCGGATACTAGACTGACAACTAGATTTGATGGCACAACTGTTCCTACAGAGAGTGCTGCCAACGGCTGGTGGGGTGGAGCTAGAAGTGCCAAATTTTTAAACTTTGGTAATGTTACAATAGATTTTTCCTACACCAGAGCAAACTGTAACGGAGATAACACAGCAATTTCCGGTGAAGGTAATCATGGGACAGCGTGTGCTAGTCTTACATTTGGAAAAACGCACGGTTGGGCTTTTAATAGCAATAAATGGGTAGTCAATGTGTATGGTTCGTCAGGAACAACATTTGAACCTTATTTTGATATTGTAAAATTATTTCACCAAATGAAACCATCTAATCCTAATTATGGTTCTAAAGATCCAACTATTTGTTCAAATAGCTATGGATTCAGGGCAACTCCGCCGACGGCCGGATATGCATATTTCAGAGGTGACACAACCGGAGTTCAATGGACAGATCAGGATTCTAAACCAGAATTTATAAAATATGTTGGCCTAGCAGGCGACGGCGGGAGAATGAAAGGCGAAATTATTGATAACTCGGAAACCGAAGCAGGACGTGAGCTTATAGAGTCGGGAGTTATATTTGTGGCTGCCGCAGGTAACGGCACTCAAAAACAAGTAAGTGCAGATCATCCTGACTATGATAATTTTTATAATAATAATGCAAACGAACTTGTAACTGATAACAGCTTCAATGAATTTGGCCGAGCAGTGCTTCCATATACAAATCGGAGAGGATTCCCCCAACAGTTGGGCAAAACAGATAGTAACGTATATCCTGTAATTAATATAGGAGCACTTGATGATGCCTACCAAGGTGACGGTAAAGAACGTAAAGTAAACTACAGTGATATGGGTAACGAAATCGATTGTTACGCACCGGCCGACGGAACACTCGCTGCCAATCGCAGTTATCAAACTGCACTGCCGCCGGGCATTACAGCTAATCATCCAGATACTTATGACGAACTAGAGATAGGCAATAGAAATTGGACATACAGCGATGTAAGACAATGGCTTAAACATGGATTAGAACATCAAGATTCGAATAAATTTTATTCGGGAACTGAGGCAACAACTATTAACGGGACAGAGTGGTCAGATCTAAACAATACGCAAGGTAGCGATCCGGTAATAATTTATGACCTTCCAATTAAGGAAAAGGATGTGCCAAAAAATACTGTTAGAAATGTAAAATTTGGAGGAGTATTAAACGTATTCAATTTAGCTTTTAAATTACGTTAATAAATATATGTATAGGAACAAAATATGGCACTAGATTTTCCACAGAACCCACAAACAGATGATGTATATACAAGCGGAGTCACAACCTGGCAGTTCGACGGGTCTACATGGAACATAGTCTCTTCAGCAAGCGCACTAGAAGTTCCCAATGCTTTTAGCATTATTGCTGTAGACGGAGAAGATAATATTCAAGCGGATACAGCTACAGATACTTTAACTGTGGTTGCGGGTTCTAATATTTCAATAGCAACTAACCAAGCAAACGATAGTCTAACCATAAATTCAACTGCTTCGGGCTCCGGCGTAACACAGAATGTGTTTGCTACTGTAAATGCTGACACCGGAACTACCACAGCTAACTCTGATACAGATATACTTACAATTGCTGGCGGCACAAACGTATCAACATCAATTTCAGGTGACACATTGACCATTAATGCAGCAGCCGGTGGCGGGTCGTCTACATTTAGCGGAACAACTGATGCGTCAAGTGCCAATCTAACAGTTGATGAGTTTTATCTACCTGCAATAACAAAATTAGTTGTTGATAATGTTGGCGCAACAGCATATATCTTTGATCAATACGGGTCAACTAACAATCCTGATGTCTATGCCATAAGTGGCACAACAATTGCATTCGATTTGAATGCTATTGCAGGACATCCATTCCTAATCCAAGATCCTACAGGATCAAATTTTAATGAGGGATTAATACACGTAACAACCGCAGGTGTTGTAACAACTGGAGCAAGTGCACAAGGAAAAACTAGCGGAACATTATATTGGAAAATTCCCATAACGGTAAATGGCGGATATATTTCTAATTTTTACAATATTAGATCTTGATGAGTTTACTGCTTCTGGTATAGCTTTTGTTAGGTGCAACTCTGTATGTTGCCTGTCGATTGTTTTAACCTCATTTACCAATCTTTCGATTAAAATTCTTAAATCTTGTTGAACTCTAGTATTATCTATTTCCGTCATTGCAGTTTTATAGCTGTGTAATTCTTTTTTAAATTTTTGACTTTTTTCAAGTTGCATCATGTTGTAACTCCAAAATGGTTTCTATTTTAGTTCGTGTTATATCGTTTGTTAAAGTATTTCTTAATCCGGTATGCAGGTTCTTTGGCATATAATCTATCTTGCTCCAGCAGTATGTGTTTCCGGTATAAACCAAAAACTCTGCAGGTGTCAAACATATGTATGTGCTGTATTCAAATCCGTTGTCTCGTGAAACATACAATTCAATAGGCAAGATTTTACCTGTGCTGTATTTAGATAATATTTCTTTAGAATCCTCTAACAGTGTATTGATTCTAGGGAAGGTAGGCACAGTCCACTTGAAATCTTCTAAAATTAAAAGTAATCGTTCTGTGTCTTGTGCAAGAAATAGTAAACCTGCTCGTTGATTCATACAGTAATTATACTGAATCGAGTTCTATACGCCAGAAACCTGGTGCGTATTCTCCCTCAAAACTCTTAAGCCACTGTGTTCCGTCCCACTTATATTGGATACCTGTTCTTAAATTTTGTATGTATGTAGGATCCTGTCCAGACACGGGAGAAAATACTACTTGCCAAGCTGTGCCGTCCCATTCAACAATATAATTTAGACCCATTGTTGTAGTCTCACCATTTTTGTTTACCCACCCTAAAGGCCTATCTACTATATTATCTAATAACAAATAACGTGTTCCAAGAGGTATGCTGTCCAACGTCTCAAACTGTGTCTTTGGATCAAACTTGGTAGGATCTACTATTGCATCAATAGTTCCTCTATTTTCTACTCCTGATAGCACCGTGTTAGTAGGAACTGTGTCTTGATCTAGAGAAACTATCAGTTTAGACGGATCCAGTTCATTTACGGTAAATGTTCCTACCACTTCAAATCCAGTCGGTTGTGTAAAGAATATTTTGTTTGACCCTGCTTTGTATTGTCCTGATACCTGCAATACTGAATTCCAATCGATCGTATCACCGATTTTAAATTCAGCACCCAATCTTTGCAGATTAAGTATAACTTCGTCATAATCAATCAAAGTTAATGTGTAATCAAAAGGTTGACCGTTATTGGATTTAAGCATTAGCACACTGTAATCTATAGCAGGAGTTCTAGTTTCGGCATTTGCTTCTGCTGTGTTGTATACCAAAGTATTGATGTCTTTCACATCACCTTGTTCCGTAAACACATTTGCAACTATATTTTGAACAACTCCTAGCTTTTTCACTTTAGCAGGCGGTGTAATATAAATTGGCATTGTAAAATCTACGGAACATACATCAATATCGGAATCGACACCCTGAGGTATACTCCTTGAAGTAAAAGTTAAATTATTTAAATAAACTGCTGTCAAACTTGTCCAGTCAATATAATTGTCTGTGGTTTGGATTTCTAAACTCGGATTAAATAAAACTAAAATTTGCTCAAGCAATTGCAACTTTTGGTCCGTGTTTGATGTCCAAATATCGCAACGCATTGACAAAGTAAACGGCGTGGGCATTAATCTTTCTATAGTATAAGATCCCCCTTGTGCCTGTGTGTATTGAGGATCACCGTTACTGTCAAATGAATAATTCCTTTCTCTTACATTCATTTTGCTTACAAAAGAAGGATCACTTAATCTTTTTGTATCTAATTCTAATCCAGTAACATAGCAAGCCATCCTCGGAACGGTAGGCATTTTGTTTTCTGAATTTTCTTTTATTATATTCGCTACCTGTCTGGTTAAATCGCCATACATGACAGGAACGGTTGCTTGTGTTCCGTCACCTGCTTCCGTTTTGAATCCAATAAAGATGCGCATAAACTGAGTGATATAGCGCCTAACTTGACCATCGTAAAAAAAATCCATTATTCGTCAGCCTTCGGTTTAAGTGCCTGCGAAAGGCTTTGTTTTTCTGTAATTTCCTTACCATTAATTGTATTGGTGTTAGTATTGTTGATAAATGTTGATTTCTGATTTGCTCTTGCTTCTTTGCCTTCAAATCTTGCACCGGGTGCTACATCACTTGGGCCTAAATTACTCATAGTCATTCTTACGTCGTCCTCTAGTTTAATCCACCTAGCTCCGTCGAATCTAAATAGTCTGTTTGGCAAGTAGTCTGTTCTTAAAGCGAATTGTCCATCTACTGGATTCAAAGGAAAACTGATTCCGCTGGAAAATGGAGCACCATTTTCTGGAATTGCATCGTCTGTAAGATAACCATTATAAGCCGATTCCTCCGGAGAGGCATACACAGTGTCGGCTCGATAATCCATGTAGATAGGCTCACCGTTTTCGTCTAACAGTTCATTACCTTGGCTATCTGTTGTAGGTATTAGTTGTGTATCTAGATCTGCACTTATAATTTCAGCTTTTCCGTCAGCATCAGACTGCAAAGTATAAAATCTTTGTGTGTCATAACCTGCTTGCGGAGCATCTGCTTCGGCTTGATTAAGCACTGCCTCTGTAATTTGCATTTCCTTTTCATAAGTGCTCATAAGATCACGCAAGCTATCGGCCGGACGATAGTATGTAGGTCCTTGCGTGCTTGTAGGGTCAATGCCTGTAACAGGCTCTTTTACAATATATTTTTCACCATCTGAGCCCAATACTACATCATTTGGTTGATACTGAATCTCAGGATTCCATGCACCTTGGTAGTCTTCTTCATTTGCAATATTATCCAAAATGTCTTTGAATTCTTGGCTGTCAACAAGCGGAACACATTTTGCTCTATATAAATGCGGATACCATAGTGCTGAAAATCCTTCTGCAGCTCTGTTTACATCTTCGATAACATAGAATCTTTTTAGTGCAAATTGTAAATCATTTATGCCGTGATCATCTTTAAGGTGAGGCAATTCTATTACATCACCTGCAATAATCTTTCTTCCTAGTTTTTTGATTGTGTCATTGATGTGAAATGTAACAAACAACACATCATTCTGTAAGAATAATCCAAACTGGCTGAGATTGAAATCAATATCATTTACATTATAGATACCTCTCAGCTGATAGATATCTTCGGAATACTTTCTGTCTCTATTTTCTAAAAACAGCAGATCCTGTATGTTGCTTACAGAATCCTGAGCATATTGAGGAGTTGTTGGTGTAGCTCCGCCTTGTGAATCACCGGGACCTATGTATTTGTGGACTAGAACATCCGTGCCACCTACCTGAAATTGTTCCCATACGACACCGTCATAAAATTTATAGTCGTTTCCTTTTTCCGGACGATATAGACTTAAACGTGGAATAGCTATTCTCCTTGTGTTTTATATTTATCGCACGGCTAAATACAACTATGAGCCAAATCGACACCTTAAAACAAGAAGTTTTTGATTATTGCCGTTTTCAATTAGGTGACGGCATGATTGATGTAGAATTAGACCCTCAACATTACGAGACTGCATTAGAAAAAAGTTTCGGTGTATTCCGACAGCGAGCAGACAATGCTGTTGAGGAAAGTTATGCGTTTCTCTATCTCGAAGAAGACAAGAATGAATATATTTTACCAGCAGAGACGCAGCAGGTGAGACAGATTTTTAGGCGTTCGGTAGGTTCAAGAAGCGGTGGCGGCACCGGCGGCACCGTATTCGAACCGTTTAATCTTGCTTATACAAACACCTATTTGTTAAGTTCCACTAACATGGGCGGACTACTAACTTACGAATTATATGCCGGGTATCAAGAATTAGTTGGAAAAATGTTTGGCTCCTTTATCAATTTTGTTTGGCATCCGCACAACAAAAAACTTATTATACAGCAACGTCCACGGGGAACCGAACTGGTAATGTTATGGGTATACAACGAAAAACCTGATGAAGTTTTGCTTACAGACGTTTATTCAAAACAATGGATCAAAGACTATACACTGGCAAACTGTAAAATGATTCTTGGACAAGCAAGAGAAAAATTTGCCTCAATTGCTGGCCCACAAGGCGGAACCGCGTTGAACGGAGCCAGTTTAAAAGCCGAGGCTGTGGGCGATATGGATAAATTAATAATGGATCTCACCACACAAGTTGCTGGCGGTCAAGGTTACAGCTGGATTATAGGATAATGAAAGCACAAGAATTTATATTTGAAGAAGACACACTAGCTGAGTTTAAACGTGCATTTAAACGAACTAAGTCAGGAAAAACCAAGCTGAGATTCCGTTGTCCTAGCGGTCCTCGAAAAGGCAGAGTGGTTTCAAAACCGTCGGATTGTTTTAAAGCACCTGATCCTGCAAAAGCCAGCAAGATGCGTTTAACCCGCAGAAGAACAGGAATTAGACAGGCTAGAAAAGCTCGAAGAACAAAACAGATCAATCCTTTTTCTAAACTAGTAAAGCAATTAAACAAAAGAATGTCTTGACTTTTAATCTTAGATTGTTATAATAACCCAATAGGGAGATTATAATAATGATTATAGGCATTTGCGGTTTTATCGGGTGTGGTAAAGACACCGTTGCAGACTATCTAATTAAACAACACAATTTCGAAAGAGAAAGCTTTGCTAGCAGCCTTAAGGATGCTGTGTCTGTTGTATTTGGTTGGGACCGCGAAATGCTTGAAGGTCGAAGTAAAGAAGCCAGAATCAAGCGTGAAGAAGTAGATAAATGGTGGGCAGAAAAACTAAACATGCCTTCGCTCACACCTCGATGGGTATTGCAATATTGGGGAACAGAAGTTGCTCGTAAAAGCTTTCATACTGATATTTGGATACACAGCCTAGAGAATAAACTGTTAGCAAGTCACGGTAATGTTGTAATCACTGATTGCCGTTTTTCTAACGAAGTAAAATCCATAAAAAATGCAGGAGGATCGATAATTTGGGTCCAGCGGGGTATTCTACCGGACTGGATAGAAGCCGCAAAAGCAGCAAACAATGGAATTTTATGGGGCGTGAATGAAATGGAGTCACGTGAAATACATAGCTCAGAATGGAGTTGGCTTAATACAGAGTTTGACACCATCATAGATAATAATAGCGACTTGGAATCACTCTACAGCCAGATAGACGATTTTTTAAAAGTCAGCGACTAGATCCCCTTGCTTCCAGGTTGTATTTTGATTAGCAAGTTCTATTCTGCAATTGGCACACACAGTTTTAAGATTACTTCTCCGGCAGTTATCAAGATTTCCGTCAACGTGATAAACCCTATATACATCTTTATATTTTGAAATAAATCCGCACTTATCACACTGCATGGTAATTCTATAGCCTGAGCGATACCACCTAGGAACACCATAATTGGCTCCGTGTTTCATACAGGCTTCACACAGCTTTCTGTAGTATGTTTTGCCTTGCTTTTTGTAATTGACAGCACACGGTCTTACACCGCATTTACATAGTGGTCTCATATGCGTATTTAACTTACCACACCTTTTTCGTCCCTTTTTAAGCATTGATATACGGGGATTTTTTACATCGCACACTAAATACAAGAACAAACTATTACCAGGAGATGTGGGAATGGCATTACAATCACCGGGCGTTGAAGTAAACGTCATTGATGAAAGTTTTTATACTCCAGCGGCGCCTGGCACAACACCATTAATTGTTGTTGCCACAGGCGAAAATAAATCCAATGCCGCTGGAACAGGAACAGCACGAGGAACGCTACAGACAGCGGTCGGAAATGCTTTTAGGGTTACGAGCCAAAAAGAACTCGTAGATTTATTCGGTGTTCCGTTTTTCGAAACGTCACCGAACGGCACACCGATTCATGGATCAGAAAGAAATGAATACGGACTGCTAGCAGCATACAGCATGCTGGGCGTTGTAAATTCTGTGTTTGTGGTAAGAGCAGATGTAGATTTAAACGCATTAGATGGACAAGCAGAGGCTCCGGGAGCGAATCCGAACGATGGAACATGGTGGGTAGACACTCGTGCAACACGCTACGGTATTCAACAATGGAGTGGTGCTCCGATTAGCACAACCGGCGGACAGAAATTCGCAAACAAAATTCCAACTGTTTTAACAGATACAGACGTTAGCAAAATCGAACCATCAGATTATGGACGTAGACCTAAAGCGGGTGTAGGCTCAATTGGTGATTATGCAGTTGTTTTTGAAACCGTAGACGGATCAGGAACATTTGTAGCTGAAAAAGAAACAGCTAGAATTTATTATAAGAGCGCGGGCAACACAGAAGCAGGTGTTGCAGCAGGCGAATGGGTATTGGTAGGATCTCCACAGTGGAGAGCTAGTTGGCCTGTTGTAGAAGGCTCTGCGGTAGTTACAGGGGTATTTTCTGAATCTCTAGACTTTACTATTAATGGGCAGACGGTAACAATTAACGGCGGCGACTCCTTAGACGATGTAGTTGCTACAATTAATTCAACTCCGATTCCAGGCATTACTGCAAAAAATGACAGTTCTATTTTGAAAATTTTCTATGACGGAGCTCAAAGTGCAGGAAATGAAGTTACTATCGGCGGCAACAATCCAGACAGTGTTAACTTAACAGCAGGCACCTTTAAGGGTGTGGAACTTGTTCAAGCTCCGCATACGCAAGTTCCGCAATGGAAGGTATCAGCAGAAGATAGACCTACAGGTTCTGTATGGATTAAAACCACTGATCCAAACTTAGGTGCTCGCTGGAGAGTTAAGCGTTGGAATACTGAAACTACGTCGTGGGTAGAATTTGATGCTCCGTTGTATTCTTCAACACACGCGGCACTATTCGGATTAGACAGAGCAGGCGGCGGAACGAACATCCCTGTAAACAGTTTGTTTGTGCAAACGAATGCAAATTATAATGGCATGTATGATGATACGCCTGCAACAGCAACGTTCAAGGTATATTATAGAAGCACAACAGGCAACACCGTTGCTACTTCGGCAATAGTCAAGGAGAATACGTTTACTGCTGGAACTAATACATTTAGCTTGCAAGAAAGTTCAAACGGATCCGAAACTCTTAGTTCAGCAATTGAAGTTACGTTTAATGCTTCGGCTGGCACAGACGATGCATTTACAATAGCTGGAGCTATCAATGCCGCAGGATTTACGCACGTAGAAGCTGGCGTTACCGATGATAATAGGGTAACAATAAGCCATAAGCAGGGCGGCGATATTCGTGTTATTGATAACACTGCAAGTTTGGTAAACATCTTTACACCGTATTCGATCGATGACGGAAGCGGCACTGATAACTTCTATCAATTACCACAAGGCGCAAGCGGTGATTCTAGCGGACAGATTGTTTATTTGATTTCGAATTGGGAGCCACTGGCTGCAGAAAATTTCGAAGCAAGTTCAGACGATCCCACAAACGAGCCAGCTAACGGACAATTATGGTATAATCCTGAATTTACAGAAGCTGATATTATGTATCACAACGGAACTACTTGGGTAGGTTATAGATACGGTTCAACGGAAAATCCGGAAGATATTCCAAACTTCGGAACCGCTGCATATCCAAACTCGGATCCAAACGGTCCTATTGTAAGCTTCACCGAACCTACACTACAGAGTGATGGTTCTGCATTGGTAGATGGTGATTTGTGGATAAGCACAGCAGATATTGACAATTATCCAGACATATAT